TAGTATATTTTTCTCTTGTCTCTGTTGGAAGATATATTTCTATAATTTTTAAATTTTTTTCATCTGCGACGAATGTACATCCTTCAAATCTACATTCTACTAAATATTTTGCCACATCTTCTATATTATTTTTTTTCATTGCTTGACGCAAAATAACACCGTTTCTAGTAATGGCCCTAGGCTCATCATCTTTTTTAGTACCTTCTTTTTTATCATCATGGTTTTGCAGAGCTGTACTAATTAATGAAATGCCGAACGAGTTTAAACATTCTGTCCAATCTGTTTCAGAATCTACAATATAAAGTGCTTCACCTGCATTAGGTTTACCTTTATTAAATCGACGTCTTTTTATCATCATATGTGAATCATACGCCCTATCCCTAATTTTTGCTAGGTATACTTTAGAATCTTTAGTTTTTTTGCCATTTTTATGTGGCCAAAAATACGCAACGGCTACGCACAAAATATTATCCTCCCGTGCTATTATAGCACTTTATGTTCTTTGTTAATATTATCAGAAATAGCAAAAATACCTCTACGTTGCAATTTACTAATTTCTTGTGTAGAAAGTGGAATTTTTTCTACAAAATGTTTTTTGATAAGCGCTTCTAATACTGGCGTTAACGCAATTTCAATTTTGTTTTCATCTACGGCCTTAAACCTAGTTGCTTCTTTTAAGAACTTGGTTATAGAGTAAGAAGGGCAAATATTACTCATAGTGTTGCCTCACATTATTAAATTTGTACATGTATTTATTGAACTAAAAGTTTTAGTTGTTCAAAATACTTCCAAACTTCTTTAGGAGTAAATGCTTTAAAAATATCTTCTTCATTATTTTTTATAGCGTCAATTACTTTTGTCGCGGAAACGTCAGAATCATGCCTCTTAATTTCAACAAGTTTTATGTGCAATTTACTTGCAATATCCTTATAATCATTAAATCTGTCTGTACCACAATGTAATTCGGTAATTTGCCAAGGTAATAACTTAGCGATATTCCGAATATTACCAGATGGTATTTCAAGGATTTTAATATTTGGAAAGCAATCCATTAACATTTTAAATCGTATCATTTGAGGAATTTGCTGAGTTTTACCTGTAACAAGGCACACTGCAACATTATCTGATGTTCTAAGCATTTCAGAAATAATACTGTAATGAGCTGTAGTAATAACCCTCATTTTACCAATGAATATAGCATTTTTCATATCAGATGTCATTGATGTTAGTAAAATTTTTGCAGTAGTAAACAAGTCATCTTGTTTTTGTGTTATTGTTTTTTTATCATTTTTTGCATTAATTTCTTTAAGAGAATAAACTATTTTTGAAAGTTCTTTAACTTGTAATATAACACTTTCTGTTTTAATTGTATTAATTATTTTGTAAGCTTCTTGCTTTATTTCTTCCCAGTAAATATTCTCTTTATCTTTATCTAACGCACCATAGCTTTTCTTAATTTCTAATCTTTTTTCTTTATCGTACTGGTCAGCTTGTGTTATTTTGTATAAATCACCACCAATGTCAATAACAACACCTTCGGTTGTTCCACCTAATTCGGATTCAATATCAAGTACAGCTTTTGCTAAAGTATTAACTGTGTCGTCCACGTTTGTGTATGTCAATTCTTTTTGTATATTAGCAAATTTCGCAGCAACAATATGTGATGTGCAACCTTCTATAATATTAGTATATGAATCCATTGTACCATAAAAAAGTACAGGTGGTAAATTTGCTTTAAAAATTTTTGCAAAATACTCGTTTTGTTGTGTTAGCAATGTAGAATCTGTTGTATTTACTTTTAAACCACTAATTTTTATTGAACTAACAGGAGAATATCCTATAAGATATAGAGCATGTTTGAATTTGTCATATTGTCTTGTTAGTGTTGATTTTTTCATAATAAATTCAAAGAAAAATTCTGTTTTTCTTTTTACTTTGCTTAATGATGGGTGTGCTGCTTGTAACATTTTCCAAACGAATTTGTACTGTGCAAAACCTGTACTACTAACTACAGTCTCATCATCTATTTCTTGAACCTCATCTGCTGTAATTATATTATTTTTATATGCTACTACCCAATTTTTACTAGGGTTAGCTTTATCATAAGGAGTATCAAGCCGAAGTATTGTTATTTTAACTCCATCAAATTTTTCTGATATTTTTATTTTTGTGCTAATAAACTGTTGCTTTACAGAAGGTGAAGCTTTCCTTATATCTTTAAGTGATATGTCTAATCTTGTTCCATCAGTTGCCATCGGCTGTGTCCATAGTAAAATAGTCAAATTGTATTTGAACCGGTATTGTTAATTGGTCATCTGAAGTTGTTGTGTTTGTGTATTGTATAGCACCTGCAGATTTTAATTTACAACCTTTAAATCTAAATTTTAAAATTGCTTTTCCTTCAGCATCATTTAAAATTAAAACAGAATCACCACCTAAATCAAAATTCTGTGTATTGGTTTCTGGATTATTGTACATGTTGGCTTTTTCGTAAATTTGCTTTACAACTTCCATCTTTTCGTCAATCAACATAGTTAATGTCATTTCTTCAAAAGTTACTATACCACCTTGTTGTAATCCATGTATTCTACCTTTTAATGGCTCAGAATGCGTAAATGAAAAACCTGGTAAATTTACTTCCTGGATAAAATATTCAAATAAATCATTATTAGAAAATATTGTAGTAATGAAGATTGCACTGGTCTGTGTACTAACAGATCTATAGCTAAATTGTTGCATTTATACCTCTTAAAATATTAAGGGAATTTCTTCCCTTAATTTTATGTGTTTAATTTTTCACACAACTCCGGAATAATTAAACAATCTAAAACATATGTTTTCAATGGAAACCTTTAAAATAAATTGTGGATAACCACACAATGTATTTATTCTCCAGTATCCATTGAACCAAATGTTAAGTCTTCATCAATCATTTCAGAATGTTTAAATGAAAATTTTTCTTCAAGGTATTTGATAAAGCCTGGAAATTCGTTAAAAATAGGCAACCAAACTTCTTTACAGTATAAATCTTTTTCTCGTACTTTTCGTGTACTACCATCGGCGGAATTTACAATAACCCAGCCATGGCCTTTTTCAAGCGGCTTAATTTCACCTTCACTTAATTCTGCACCATATGACAATGCAATATCATATAAACCAAAATATGGGTCAAGACCACCATCATACTTAATTCTAAATTTAAATTTTTCAAGTTCTTTAGAAAAACGAGATTTTCTTATTTGGCATGAAACAAGCGCACCAGAAATTTCATCTGATTCTTTATCTTTTGCTTTAGACATACCTAAAATAATTACAGATGATGCAAAATACACACCTCTACCACCAGGTATTGAAAGCGGATCTCCAAAACCACCAACATTATCATAAACATGATTTACGATAAATACTGTTGTTCTAAGTGATTGTAAAATTCGTGCAAATGAATTTTTCTTTTTAGAAATAGTCATATCAACAACATCATGACCAGTAGTTGCATCATTAATTGTCTTTGACGTAATTAACCCACCAAAAGAATCAAGCACAAGAATAATATTCTTTTTTTCTTCTCTACTTAAAGGTTCAATTAAATTCATAATGGCCTGTTGAACTAACTCAAGTTGAGATTCTTGGATAACAACTAACTCATCAACATTAATACCTATTTTAGAACAAACCTCTGCGCTAAATGCAAATTCTGTGTCAATTAAAATTGCAACTTTACCTTTTCGTTGTGCATTTTTAATAATTTTCATAGCAACCATACTCTTACCTAAAGAAGATGGTGCGGACATCATAGAAACCCTACCAGCAGGAATTCCGCCACCTATTTTACCAGAAAACGCCAAATTTAATGTTACACAATCTGTGCTAATAAACTCTGATACAGGTTCTAAATCATCTTCAGTGGCTAAAAATTCTTTTAACTTACTATTTTTCTTAATTTTACTTAATAGGTCATTTGCCATATTATTCCTTATTTACAATTTTAAACAACATATCCTTAATTGTCTCTGATTCAGACAACATGTTTTCAACACGTTCATCATCGGTATTAGTAGTTTCTGCTCCTTTTTTAAGCTCTTTTTTCATTTTTCTAATAATACGTAAAACATTTTTGATTAATACCCCACGTTCTTTTGCATCAGCTCTAAGCATTTTTTTCTCTGCTTCAAGTGCAATAATTTCAAGATCTATAAAAAGCAACTTTGTTGCAAACTCTAATGTAAGCTCCTTTTCAGTTTCAGCCATGTCGATAATCTTTGGTGTGTTTTCTGACGTATTTTCTTGCATATTATTCCTTGATAAATAATTTTTATAATGTTATTATAATCAAACTACGTTTAAGGATAGAGTATGGCGCAATTTTACCATTTTAAAACTTTACGAAAATATACTGCGGCATTGTTAGACTTATTTTCAAATATACCAATTGTTCGGTACAATGAAGCAGGCGAAGTGATAGATTCATTTATTGTGCCTCTTGAATTTGGTCAAAAATCTAAAGCATATATTTTTTCTAATACTGACATAGAAAAAATAAAAAGTGGTAATGTTAATATTTTACCAAGAATGAGTTTAACTATAGATGGCCTAGACCGTGACAGCGCAAGAAACACATCTAAATTCCAACAAATAAATCAAAAAGCAAAAACTACATTAGAGTACGAATACCAATACAACGCTCAAGCGTATCTTTTCAAATATTCATTGTCAATTGCAACTAAAACATTAGATGATATGTCAATCATTTTAGAACAAATATTGCCACAATTTTCGCCTACAATATCATTAAAGATTCGTGAATTTGACGCAGTAGATACATTTACCACAATTAATGTTCTACATACTGGTACACAGCTTGATATCCCATCTACACCTGAAGAAGATGTAGATATTAGAATGGTAAAAGCTGAATTAACCTTTGAACTTAAAGGAAATTTCTATCCACCTACTAAAGTTCTTCCTAGAGGTAAAAAAGCCATTTTAAATATTTTAGTGCAAAATGAAAACTTAGCAGAAAATTTACCAAATGGTACTTTTTCATTCGTAAATTCTGACAAGACTTTGGTTACAATTGAAACTATAAATGAAACAAACAAAATCACACTTTCTTATCCTTTAACATACTCAGATATTACACTTGCAGGTATTGTTATAATTAAGGACTTTGACTCTTCTTTGCATTTCTCAAAAGAAGGTATTAACAATTTTTCTGTAATAATTGCAAAAGATTATGCTACTATATTACATGACGGTTTATCATATAATACGTTATTTGATTCTTTTGTGTATTTTATAGAAAATTTCACAGACATTTTACCTGGCACAGAGTTGTATGACAAAATTTCTGCCACAACAATAACAGTTAATGATTTAGAATATACTATCACAAATAGCAGAATAGTTAAAATACCTAAAGCAACCGCTAATTTAGTACTAAGTACTTTTAAACCTATGCTTTTTACAACAGAAAATCCTATAAATTCTATAGGTGCATCTTTCTCTGTAGTAAAAACACTAAATTTTGAAAATGAAAGTTGCTAATAATGGATGCAGTAATAGAAAACCCATCAGTTACATTGGCTAGAAAATTAGAAAAAATTTCTGAACATTTCGATATCGCTATGGAAACGACTGCAGAATTGACTGCAGCTATAGAATCAGAGTTTAAAGAAGAAATTGAAACTGACACAATAATGGCAACATTATATGAGGATTTTACATTTTCTAGAGATACATTAAAAACTACAATAGGTAATGCAAAAAAAGTCCTAGTAGTTGTATCAGGCAAATTAGAATTTAGCGGCGAACTAGATGCACCTATTAACCCAGAACTTGTTGCATCGTATGCATCATTAGTAGGTATAGTAAATAGCAGTCTTAAGCTACTAACAGAGATTTATAAAAATATGACAGATGTGCAAATAAAGATTTATAAACACACTACATCATTACCGGGTGCTGACCCACAAGGTGGTACAGAAAAATTACCTAATGGTGTTGCATCTGATTTAAAATCTATTTTAGAAGAAATTAAAAGACCAAATTAAAAGGTGAAATTAAATGAATTTTAATTATAATACAGAAGAAAAAACATATAACCTGTTTGGTACATTAACCAATGAATTAATATCACTTTATGGTGTGCAATGTAAATTTATTAGAACTACCAAATTTATGAAAGATGATGTATTTGGTGATTTTAGGAGTATAAGTGCTAATGCAGATTCTGTTTTTGAAATAGCGCTGATGCCAGAAAGTACTGAAAACTGGGGTGGTTCAGATTTGTTCAGTAAATTTGGTTTACAAGTACTAGACCAAATGAATTTTTTTATTTCTGCTGTATCTTTTACTGACATATATGAAAATGAAGACTTTAACAACGTTGTAGGTGATTTATTGGTTTTTGAAAATGGTAAATTTATGGAAATAACAGGTTTAGATACTGAAGTTGCCGGTGGCAATAATATGTTTACTTATAGCAATACAAAAAACGTTTATATGCTTAAAACAAGGTCTTATCACCATAACAGAGATTCAAAAATTGATATACCTGAAGAAGACTTGTCGTTTGAACAAATTAATGATATTTTTACAGATACGACATCAAAAAATATGAAAGAAAAAGCAAATACTGCGGCCAAAACTTCAATTAGTAAAGACAGCGTGTTTGGTAATTTTTAAGGAAAAACATGAGTTATAAAACAATACAAGAAAAGAAAGACAATTTGGAAAGATTGTCTTTCAAAAGAAATAGTGAAGGTTATTTTGAGGGATCTAACGGAGAAAAAATACAATTTAATGGTATAAGGGATATTAAGCCTGCTTATGTTAAATTTGATTTAACTAAGCAACATATTGAAGAAATAGTAAAATGTTCTGATTCATTAGAATATTTTGTAGATAATTATTGCCAAATTTTGACACCAAAAGGTTATACATTTGCAGACATTAGGTCATACCAATGGCGTCTCTTAAAAGATTTAAAAGCACATAAACGTAATATTTTATTACAACCAAGGCAGTCTGCAAAATCTGTCACTTCAGCACTTTATATACTATGGTGTGTACTCTTTAACAAAGAAGCATACTGGGGTATTGCAGCAAACCAACAAAAAATGGCTACAGAAATTTTAACAAAAATTAAACAAATCTTTATACGTCTTCCTGTTTGGTTACAACAAGGAGTTGAGGTATGGAATGCAGGTTCTATTGCATTTGAAAACGGTTCAAAAATACTTACATCTGCAACTAGTGGAGACTCATTTAGGGGTTATACTTTTTCATCACCAGGTTCAGGAATATTTTGTGATGAGGTAGCATTTATAAAACCTAATACATGGGAAGAATTTTTCGACTCAGTATTTCCTACAGTGTCATCGTCTGTTGAATCTCAAATTATTTTAGCTTCTACACCAAATGGCCTAAACCACTTCTATAACTTTGTAGAAGATGCCAAGCAAAAAAGATCTGAATTTAACCTTTTCACTATAGAATGGGATGAAGTTCCTGGCAGAGATGAAGAATGGTTACAACAACAAATTGCAACATTTGGGCCTGTGTATGTCGCACAAAATTACCAATGTAGCTTTATAGGAAGTACAGAAACACTAATATCCGCAAATAAGCTAAAACAATTAACACACAGCGAAGTAGAATTTGAAAATAGTTTTGGTTTTTCTGGGTTGCAAGTATATATGTTGCCTGAAAAACAAAAGAAATATATCATTACTGTTGACCCTGCGCTTGATGGTGCTGACAACCACGGAATAAATGTTTTTGATGTTACTTCTTTTCCATATTCACAAGATGCAGTTTTTAACGACAAAGAAAATTATTTGACTCTGCCAAAAAAACTTGCTGCTCTAGGCGCAGCGTACAACGATGCATTAATAATA